ACCTATGAGTTTATATTCAACAACCTTCTTTCGGAAACCCTCTACATATGTTCCGACAGGTTCTTTAGCATTCTGTCCTGGTGTAGGGCAATCTACCTTGGCAGTAGCAGGTGCTGCTGCTTTGGGAATATCAACTTGTCCAGGTGGTTCTAGTTTCTTTTCTTGTTTAGTATCAACACCAGCAGGAGCTGTAGGAACTATCTGTTCAGGTTCAAAGTTAATTGGATCATAACTGGGAACACCACTATCGCAGTAAGTAACCAGTCCTTTAGTATCATCTTGACCTAAGGTTTTAGATTTGCTGTTACTTTCGTGAGCTTCAACACAACCAGGAACATCAACGATAGGCACACCAATATTTACCACAACGGGGGGAGCAATTGGTTGCGATGTATAATATTCGTCAGCAGTTATAACTCTCGGAATATCAATATCTCGGATATTGATATTGGGAGAAGTTATATTAGGAATCTCCATCAATCATCATCAGTAAACAAATTCAAAATACCAGTCCAGATAGAATGAAAAAAGACGTAAAGAAAGAAGGTTTCTGTTGCTTCTTTCTTTGCTCTTTTCTTATAAGTCGATTGTGCCATGAGTATAATAAAAATTTTAACTATTTAAGGAAGTTGAATTCCCCCAGGAACGGAAGGAACATCTCCACCAGTTGCACTTGGCATCTTAGGCATAGCACCACTGATCATACCAGGGAGTGCTTCTGTTACTGATGCGGTGACTTGTTCAATTGCTGCCTTCTTAGCAGACTCAATGAGTGCATCTTTATTCAGAAGCACATATGCACTACCACCAATAAGGGCGGCAGATGTTAGTCCAGATAAAATTGCGATTAAATTAATTACTTTTTGCATTAAACTAACGTGCCATGAGCACGACGAATTTCTCTAAGTTCTTCAAAGTTCTTCTGTTTGGTCCCACCATCGTATGGCCAAGCGTATCCTTCTTCAATCATTTGTTCGTTGAGGGACAACTCGGCGTCTCCGATATAGAGCCAGCCGAGAAGGCGCCCATACTTTCCAACACCACCAACAAGCTCAGTACGGATAACGAGATCATCGTCCCCTTGAATAGCGCCTTCAAGTCTTTCTTTAAGCCAGTTAGTAGCATCATAACCAAGTTCTTTTTCTTCAAGGTCTTTAGTTCTCTTTTCGGGCGTGTCAACACCAGCAACTCTAACTCTTTCTTTTTTATAAAGATCAAAACCGAGATCAATCGTGACATCGATCGTGTCTCCATCCAGCACCCTATCTATGCTGGTCACTCGGAAATTGTAACAACTCTTCCGACTTGGTGGTGTCATAGCGCCCATTACTTTTTCTTACCTCCGTTCTTTGCTTTCTTCGCAGTCGCGTTCCCTTGATTCTGCTTGGATTGACCTTTCTTGCCCTTGTTCGCGGACTTGGCCATCTTCTTGTAATTCCTTGTACGATAGTCTTAATATATATGCGATACAGTAGATTGTTCCGAGTAATACTAAAAGTAGTGACCAAACAATACTCCAGGTGACATCAGTTACATCATTTAGTGGGCGTAGAAATAAATTCACTTTAAATTCCTACAATTTTTCTCTGTCTCTCAAAGTATTCATGAAGAAGCCAAGAACTACTATTCATCTTGTCAGTTCCACCAACACCATATAAAAACTCCACCCTAGGATTGTCTCTAAATTTATCGACTTCTGGAGTGTTATCTTTACCTCTATCTCCACCATTTGCAAAGACAACAGTCTCTGCAATCTCCAAACACTTATCAATGGCACCACAAGCAGATCCCTTCTCATCATAGGGAACTGTAATGACTGCATCCACCATTTCCAAATGACGAATGATCTCAGCACGTTCTTTCCAGTCTTGGAAATACTGCCCCTTCTTATCCTTCAACCACTCGTTAGTATTCAAACCAACGACAAGGTAGTTTGTTAGGTCTCTGGCTTTTTTGAAGTATGCAATATGGCCACTGTGAATGGGATCGAAACCGCCAGTCACTAGTGTAATAATTCTCTTCTTATGTTCCATAATAAAATCATCAGTTGTATTATTTAGATTCCTTTATCTCCTCTATATCACAACCTTTTGCCATCGTTGCAATTTCACCGCCCACTTCGGCACCAGTATCCTGACCGAGCATAACTGCCCATCCAGCCATTAACCAACCTACATATGGAATACTCGTAAAGACAGGGGCAATCCCCGCACCTACACTAGCACCCACCATTCTGCCCGTCGATTCTCCAGCTCCCGCCGACTTGATACATTCTAACTTTTCCGCACTCAGCTTTCCCAGGCCCTGACCTCCTTGGAGGTGGCGAGACCCATCCATAGTGTACTGTTCGGACTGTTTAACATCGGTACTACCACCAATGCCAAAGAATCCATTTTTCTTTTGGATATCTTTGTCAACACTCATTACCTTTGGATCATTGGCTTGGTAATTGATTCTATAACCATCTTTACCAGCCTCAACTGTATATGAGGTATAGTTACCAACAGGCAAATTAATAATTGGAAGTTGATTGTTAGCCAATTTAATCATATGACCAATGATTCCGATATGAGCGACTGCAAGAGTCCACCCAAATCCCATCCATATCCACTTTGCTCTGTTCATAACTTACCTCATTGTTTTAGATAGTAGGCATTACAGGTGGCTCACCGTCCTTCTTGTCAGGTGCAACTGTGGCAATCTGAATCGGTGCTTGTTCAATACGAATCGTCTGCGCTGGAGCCGTTTGCGCCGCAGCCTGGATGAGTTTCTCAAGATCTGCCTTGGAGACACCGCCGCCAGCAACACCCTTGAACGTGCCGTCACCATTTTTCTTGGCAGTTTGAACCCCAAAAGTCGCGAGCACGCCTGTGAAGACGGAGGCGATGAACGTGGGATCGAGTTTCTGCTCAGGGATACCAAGAGCAGGTGGCAGTTTGATGTAAGCAAGGGTAAGGATGCCACCAGACCAGACGAGGATACCAAGACGCACGAAAGTGCTAATGATGGCAAGGTGCTCTTCGCTATCTCCAGCAGCTTCCTTGAGTTTAGCGAAGGGTCCCTTCTTCTTTTCTACTTCTTTGACTTCCTCTTTAGGAGTTTCTTTAATTTCTTCAGGCATGATGAACAAACTAGGCTCATCTATTTAGCAAAAAAGACTCCCAAAATGGGAGTCTTTTTTTAATCCTTGATATATCCTTCAGCTTCCAGCCACGCACGAGTCAGTGGAGTTGGTTCATAAATCTCCCACATCTTACCAGTAGTACAAGCAGCAAGTGCCTTAGTAGTCATACCTTCAGTAAGTCCTGCCCACTTTGCTTCAGATTCAAATGGCACAGCAGACTTAGGATAGGACTTCTCTACCATTTCACGCCAAATTCCAGGAACGTTTTCCTCTGGATATATAAGAGCAATCAAACTATTCTTGATAGTTCCTGCCATACAATCCTGTGCAGCGTGCCATCCTTCATGACGCATCACAGTCATAAGGACATTAGAACGATGCATGAATCTATCATTCAAATAGAAGTTATTAGATACTGTGTGATAGACACCACGGTGACCAGGGGGAAAGTATTTTTCTGGTCCTAGAAAAACCATAACTCCGATTTCATCAAGGGATACCAGCATCGAGTTAAACTCATCAGCAACAAGATCAAAATCAGAATTAGGATACTCTTTACGAATATCGTCGATACTCTTGATTCGTCGGACATTCTCGGTGCATTCTTGAACTAACATGCAACCCAAAGAGTCCATACTATAGAATCCTTTTTTAAGTTTTGATTCATTTGCTAGTGCTGGAATAGCAAGCAAAGAAGATCCAATCAAACCAAGTAGTAATTTTTTCATGATGTGTAATAAGTTTCGTAGTATTTAACAATGCCATACGAAGTGGAGTTACCCTGACTAACCCAGTCATGAGCACACTCATAAATTGATTGACTAGAATATTTGGGTTTACCTCCTTCAAGTTGATGTCCAAATTTTGCAAGAAGAATTTTAAGAACTTCCTCTCGCAGTTTCATTCTATCGTCAGCGTATCTCCAATCTTCTTCTGTCATTTAAACTGCCCCATACCTGTTCCAGAATTCCAACCAGCATGTCCACCTTCTTGGAAGTTTTCAGAACCTCCAATATTTTCTTGAAATGTATTCCTGCCGTTTTGAGTAGCTACACGATACAGTCTTTCGTGAATGTCACTGGGTTCTCTAACCCGACGAGATCCATCTTCATTCCAAAGAGTTTCGTCAAGAGAATCACGAAGCCACCAACCATCTTGTTGATCGGCATTCAGTTGTTCACACTCTTCCTCATAAGCCAATTGTCGTTCTGATTTGGTAGCATCACCGAACCAAGGGTCCGAATCGAGAACCACAGGTGCAGGAACGCCAGTGTAGGATTCGTTCTCAGTCTTAGTTGATACTGGTTCATTATTAGAAGATTCTCCAATGGATTTCAATAGAGGTTTGATAATAGTTTTAACTTTATTAAGTAGTCTACTCATGATGCATTGGTCTTATAATGGACTTAGTATATCACTTGACTCCAATCTAGGCAAGATCAGAGTTGGAATCCAGCAAAGGTATCAGTTTGAACGTCTTGTTTGATTCCACCAACCACATAGGACTCTACTTCAGTTTCCTGAGGCGCAACCTGAAGTCCCTTAGAAGAGATCCAATGTTGTGTCCATGGAAGTGGATTATTGTTTGCCGAAACATTGTAAATTGGTTTGAGTCCAAGAGATTTCATTCTCTTATTTGCAATCCATTCAACATAATTGATGAGAAGTTTATCATTCAAACCGATCATACTGCCATCTTTAAAGAGATAAGAAGCCCACTCTTTCTCTTGTTCAACTGCAGTTCGGAACATCTCGATGACATTCTCCTCTTCTTCTTTGGCGATCTGTTGCATCTCAGGATCGTCACCCTCTTTCCAGTTCTTGAGAATATTTTGAGTCAGAACTAAGTGTTGATTCTCGTCCCTGGCGATAAGGCTGATGATTTTTGCAGATCCTTCCATGAGCTTAAGTTCGCCAAAAGCAAACGAGCACGCGAAGGAGACATAGAATCTAATTCCCTCCAGAATGTTGACGTTTGCAACAGCTCGATAGAGTTTTCTTTTGAGTTCATATCTATTTTCTCTAAAAGTACCTGCACCTTCTTGTGCCATCTCCCATTCATTATTGTTGCCATATTGTTGTGCAGCCTGAATGAACTCATCATAGGCCTTGGTTACTGAGTTGGCACGGGCGAGAATGTGTTCATCATCTAAAATTGTATCCAGAACCTCAGTAGGATCCGAATAAACGTTTTTGATGATATATGTATAGGAACGTGAGTGAATCATTTCCATGAATTCCCATACCTTCATGGCACCTTCAAGTTCTGGGAGAGAACAGTATGGTGTAAATGCCATTCCAGGACCACGACCCTGAACACTATCCAGGAGGATCTGATATTTCAGGTTAGAAGTAAAGATGTGCTTTTGTTCTGCGCTGAGATCATGATAATCTGCACGATCTTTTTGTAGAGAAACCTCTTCAGGTCTCCAGAAATACCCCAACATTTGTTGGGCAAGTTTCTCAAATACAGGATACTTGTAAGAGTCATATCTCTGTACCCCAAGAGGGGCCCCAAAGAACATGAATTGTTTTTTGCGATCGACCTTACTCTCATTGAATACGGTCATTCCCTGGGGTTTTTTAGATCTTGCAGGACTCACAGTCTTCCTCCTCGGTTTGTTCTATTTGACTGATTAATTTTTCTAAATCTTCTCTTTTATTGTCGATCTCATCACTCTTCATATCATGTGTATTCTGATAGTAAGAGGTTTTCCATCCTAGTTTATAAGTGGTAAGAAAGTCTTGTGCCATTACAGACACTGGGACTTCATTGTCGGGGTAGTTTTCTGGGTTGTAGGACCAGTTGCCAGAGATGGCTTGATCGAAGAACTTTTGCATGACTGCGACCACATTAATATAGCCGCGATTGTTAGGCATATCCCAAAGTAAAGTGTAGCTATTTTTAAGATGTTGGTAGCCTGGAACAATCTGTTTAAGGGGTCCCTTTTTGCTCTTCTTAATGGACAAGTAGTCTCTAGGTGGTTCAATTCCGTTTGTTGCGTTTGACACAACGGAACTGCTCTCAGAAGGCATTTGTGCGGACAACGTGCTATGTCGTAGTCCTGATCTTCGAATCTCGGTTCGTAAAGATTCCCAATCCCGCTCATATGGTATACTAGAAACTTGATCTACGTCCTTTTTATATGTATCGATGGGCAAAATCCCATCAGCATATTTTGTAGAAGAGAAGTATGCACATGCGCCCTTCTCTTTAGCAATCTGATTAGATGACTTCAATAAGAAATATTGGAAGGATTCAGACAGTCTATGCACAGCGTCCCAGGCGTCCTGGGAATCATAGTTAAAACCAAGTTTAGCGAGATAGTGTGCAAGACCAATATAACCCACGCCAAGGGACCTACGACCGATTGTGGCGAGTTCTGCAGCACGAACAGGATAATCTTGATAATCAATCAGTTCTTCAAGGCCACGGACTGCCAGATCACAGAGATTTTCAAGGTCATCTAGGTCACGGATCTTACCAACATTGATAGCGGAAAGAATACACAAAGCAATCTCACCAGAAATATCATCGATATGATCCAGAGGATCTGTAGGCAGGGTAATCTCTTGACACAGGTTCGACATGTTCACCTTATCCTTGAAGGACGAGTGTGAATTGCAGTGGTCGATATTCATGATGTAGAGGCGACCAGTCTCTGCCCTTTCCTTTAGGATGTCAAGGATGAGTTTCTGTGCTCCGATAGTTTTTCTTGGAACAGACTGATCTGATTCATAGCCCACATAGAGATCGTCAAATGAATCAGTACCAAAAGCATCATAGAGACCTGGTACGTCATGCGGTGAGAAGAGGCTAATCTCTCCATTCGCAATGAAACGTTCGTAGAAAAGTTTTGAAATCTGGATAGAGTAGTCAAGTTTCCTAACGCGATTGTCCTCTGTACCTTTGTTGTTTTTTAAGACGATGATGTCTTCGATTTCTTGGTGCCAGATTGGGAAGTGTACTGTCGCTGATCCACCTCGGATGCCATTTTGTGTGCAGCATCGGACAGTTGACTCAAACTTTTTGAGAAATGGTACAACGCCTGTGTGCTGAACCTCACCGCCCCTGATCTTGCTGTTGATGCCGCGGATTCGACCTGCGTTGATACCGATGCCCGCCCTTTGTGCAACGTATCTGCCAATAGCCATATCAGAGCTAAAGATAGAATC